TGCATCGTCCTGCCGACGGGCGCAGGCAAAAGCCATGTCGTTGCCGCATTGTGCAAAGACGCCCTGACACAATGGCCTGAGACCAGAATCCTGATGCTCACCCACGTCAAGGAGTTGATAGAGCAGAACTTAGAGAAGCTTCTGCTTCACTGGCCAAACGCGCCAGTCGGCGTGTACAGCGCCAGCGTAGGGCGAAAACAACTCGGTTACCCCATCACCTATGCCGGAATCCAGTCAATCTGGCGACGCGCCGAAGACGTGGGGCACGTTGACCTTGTGATTGTTGACGAGGCGCACCTGGTATCGCACAAAGACACCGGGATGTATCGGACGTTTCTCAGCGAGTTGACGCAAATCAACCCACGGCTCCGTGTCGTTGGACTGACTGCCACGCCGTTCCGGTTAGGTCACGGACTGATTACCGACCCGCCGGCAATCTTTTCGCCGCCGCTGATCAAACCAGCGTCCCTAACCGAGCTTATCGCCAAAGGGTATCTTGCGCCATTACAAAGTAAGGCCACGGACACAACTTACGACGTGTCTAACGTCGCCAAGCGCAACGGCGATTACGTTGAAAGCGAACTCCAAGCGGCTGTTGACAAAGACGATTTGAACCGGTCGGTCGTGGACGAGATTATCGCCCGCGCCGGCAACCGCCGCTCGTGGCTTGTGTTCTGCGCTGGCGTCGAACACGCCGAACATATCGCTGAAGAACTCCGACAGCGCGGCATTGAAGCCGCGTGCATCACCGGCGAGACCCCAAAGCCGGAGCGTGAACGGCTGATTGGCGCGTTCAAGGTAGGCAGAATTCGAGCACTGACCAACGCCAACGTACTGACAACCGGGTTCGACCACCCGGACGTTGACCTGATTGCAATGCTTCGCCCGACCGAATCGCCAGGGCTGTACGTCCAGATGGCAGGACGCGGATTGCGCCCGAAATCCCACACCGACCACTGTCTGGTGCTGGATTTTGCAGGCGTTGTTGAGCGTCACGGACCAATCACGGCGGTTGAACCACCGGAGAAGAACGGCAACGGGAACGGGCGTGCGCCGGTCAAAAAGTGTCCGCAATGCCGGGAACTTGTCCACGCCAGGGTCAAAGAATGCCCAGCGTGCGGCTACGACTTTCCGCCAGCCGAGCGCACGGTCAACCTATGGTTACGTGACGCCGATATTATGGGCGGCGCCGTAGAAACTCACGCCATCACGCGCTGGCATTGGATGCCGCACTACAGTCCCCACAGCGGACGCTGGCTGCTACTGTGCGAGTATCACACTACGTCTCCAAGACTGGTTATCACTCAGTATCTCACGCTCTTTTACCCTGGCTTTCCCGGACGCCGCGCCCAAGCCGACCTCGAAGCCCTACTGGGCGAACCCCTTCCTCAACTCCAAGGCAGCGAACAGAAGAAGCTTGAAGAACTCGCGAAAATTCTCAATCACAAACCCGCGCCGTCTGAGATTTCTTTCGTAAAAGACGGTAGATTCTTTCGGATTATTTCCGCTAAATGGAGGCTGTTATGAGACCGCCAGAACCCGATTTCATTCGCGAATGGCGCGAGATTATCCGCGCCCCACATACAGGTCAAAACCCGCCGATACCCAAGTGCTGTCACACCTGCTGGTGCTACGACCAAAACGGCTTTTGCCAACACTATCAGGACTACCCGCCGCCGGATTTCGCCGCCCGCCAAGACGCTTGCGAGTGGTGGGTTGACGAGCTACCGTTCTAGCCCACACGCCGCGCCGGGACACCCTCCCGGCGTTTGTTTTTCCAGCCACGCCAGCCGACACCCCGCCAGGACGACAGAACTACCCCGCGAACCGCCCTCAGAACGGCTTTTCAGCCCCAAAACGCCAAATTCGCGAAACCCGCATGGATATTGGGCGAACTGGGCGAACTGGCGCGAACTCAATTGTCAGTTCGCTCACTGGCAATTCCCAGCTAAACCCAGTCAGGTCAATAGGTTACGCGCAAAAATCCGCACCGGCGCGAAAAACCGCTCCCGGGACGCCAGCCGAAAAGCTGGAAAAATACGCCAAGGGGCTAGAAAAACAACCCAGTTTCCACGTTATCAGACTGGAAAAACATCAAAAATCAATGAAAAAATCTTTACCGAACCGGCAGGGGGGCAAGGCGCGCGACGCGAACGCAGCGGGGGGGTATAGCCCCGAAGGGGCTACCCCGCCAGTTCGCTAGCGAGCCGGGCGAGTTCGGTTCGCCCGCCCTTGCCCCCCTGCCGGTTTTTACTGGAAAAACAAAAAACCAAAACTGAGTTCAAAATTTTCCAGCCGGTTCGCCGGCTGGGTAGACTTTTACCCCCTTGGTGTTCACCCAAGATGCCCGCCAATGCCCCTAAAACCGCTTATAACGAATTTTTGGGAAGTGCCTCGTAGGGATATACGTGCGATAGCTTTCCGAAGGCTTATAAGCGTTCCTAGCGGCTTCCCCGACGAACCGGTTCACCCTAGCGGACGCCGGTTCGCGGTTCGGTTGCCTAAGGGGAGAGGGCGAGTGAAACGCTCTCTGGACTGTCCCCTTGGCGTCCCCTTGATTGCAGGACTGTGCAACCTAGCTTCCAGCGACTTTTTATCGAATTGGCGTGTTTTTCTCGTCCTACCTAACCGCCGAAAACTATGCGCCACGCGCGCTAGTTGAAGATCGTAATAACTTTGGATTTTCCTGTGAAATAAATCTCTTTTTTTCTTCTTCTTTCCGGGAGATAAAACTCCCTTTTCCTTGACTTTTCTTTAGACTTGCACTCCGATTTTTTCGATAAAAAAATCAGTCTTCCTTAGTGTAGTCTAAAAAATAGCCCGGCACAGCAAAAGGCTGTAACCGGGCTTGACGCGAGCTTCTCGGTGCCTGACCTGCTGCGGCCCGCCCAATGTCCCGTCCTGTGTCGGGATTTTTGGGGGGTGCATTACCTAGCTTACAACGAACTTGACCCGAAAAGCGAGCCGAAACTCCGCGCCGCCGCCGGGAAAGCTGGAAAACTCGAAGGCTTTTTGCGGTCGAGTGTTCCACGGCGCGAAGGATTCGCTCTCTTAGCCTTGCCTTGAATCCTTCTTGACAACCCTGCTGGCGGCTTTTGCCTAAGCAAAATGACGCCGGCGCGCGCCTTCCTTGGCGTTGCGAAAAAAAAAAGTCGGAACTTTTTACTTGACAAGCCGTATAGGCAGGTGTAGGTTTGAACTACTCTAAAGCCGGCGGGCTAAAAACGCAGGAGCAAGTACAATGGGCAACTTGAAAATGGTTTTTCGTGGCACTCACGCTTTTACCTTCAATCTTCCCCAGACCGCTGAGATGGAGGAGGAGAACTATCAGGTAATTGACGTGCCTGGCTTCGAGGCGGTTTGTGAGTTCCGGCACCTCGACGAGTTGCAAGCCACCGACGAGCCGGCGTTCACGCACGCGCAGGCAATTGCAGTTGCTGACGTGGAAGACTGGGACTTCCGAGGCGGAGAATTCGCTTCCGTTCTCGCTCTTCCTGAAGCCGTGCGGTGGATTCTTTGCTTTCCGGTGGTTTACGACGGCGTGCGTTACGCGCTGGAGACAAGCGAAATCTCCCCGGACGGCGACGACGTGTTCTTCTACTTCACCGGTACTGTGTCGTTCGGGACGCCTATTCGAGCTGTTCCGTCTCTGGACGACCTGAAGTTTTTGTCCCCGCTCCCCCAGTCTAAGCTTGCCTTAGTCCGTGCCAAGGACTGGCGCTGGGACGGAGAAGCCGTTCTGATTGCGCCACAGGACGTGCTTGAACTTGAAATTGTTCTTGATTCCGAGGTGCGTGTGTTCTAACGCGCGTCTTCACTAACCCGCGCGCCGTCCCTTCGTTGGGGCGGCGCCCCCAGAAAGGAGAACTGTGATGCCTAGAGAAATTGTGTATGTGGGGACGGATGACTTCATACTTGAACTCCCAGAGCCGGTGGATGATGAAAAACCTGCCGGCTTCGAGGCGGTTTTCCACCTCGAAGACCTCGGTGAGTTGCACCCACGGTATGACTCTTCGTTCCGTTACGCGCAGACGATTTGTGCTGCTTATGGGCCGATACAGTGTTGGTCTGCCAACACTGTCTTCGTGCCCTATAAAGCTGTCCGCTGGATGCTTTGCTTTCCTGTTGAAAAGTGTGGACGGCGGTATGTCCCGGTAATGTACGTCCTCCCCCCAGGCGGGGATGACATCTTTTACTACTTCACCGGCGTTACGCCGGACGGGGCGCCCATTCGGGCTGTTTCGTCCCTGGACGATTTGAAGTTTTTGTCCCCATCCCCAGCTTCCAAGCTGGCGCTAGTGCGTGCCAGCCACTGGCGCTGGAATAAGGGGCAGAACACCGTTTTTATTCGCCCCCAGGATGTCATCAAAACAGAACCTGTTCGTTGTTCGAGAATGCGCATTTTCTGCTGACGCGCGCTTCAACCCTCCACCAACCCGCGCGCCGTTCTCTCGTCGGAACGGCGCTTTTTTTTGTGTCTTGGCTTGTTCAGTACAAAAACCAGTGTTATCTTTGCAAGCAGAGCTCCAGTTAGACCGCACTACCATAACAAAACGAGAGAGAGAATGAAAAAAACACGCCCTTGGCTCATTGAGAACGTTATCGGCGCCGGTGATATTGTTTTGCTGTCGGGACGCATTGACGCGGCAAAGACTACGGTTGCAGCAGGCTGGGCAATGGCCGTCGCTACCGGCACCCCCTGGCGCGGATGCTCCGTTACTCGCGGCTCTGTCCTCTATTTAGCGCGTCCCACCGAAGCCGGTAAAACGGAACTAGAATCAGTCGTCTGCCTGTACGCTGCCGCCGTCGCCTCACGGTTAGACGAAATCCCGATCACTGTTATCCGTAGCAATGAGCTTGATCTGGCTCCTCATTCCAGTAACGGTAGGAGTAACAGACAAGACTTTTTTGACGTGATGGAATGGCACCGACGAAAATACGCATCTCCATCCCTCGTTGTGATTGATACCGTCCCCGATTACTTTCACGGCGATTTGTTTGACCCGGATGAGGTAGACAAAGTTATTTCCGTTGTAGATGCCGTCTCTAAAGCCTACAACTGCACCGTTGTGCTGGTGTTTGATATGGAGCCTGGAGACGGGCAGGTAAAAGAAATACTGGTGCGCTTGGCAAAAGCGGCAGATGTCCATTATGTTTATCGCGTGCCGCAATCTCGTCAGGCCACGTCGCCTGACAAAAACTTGCACGGAACGCTGATCAAAGCTGCATCAAGAAACAAGAATGACAATAACCACCTCAAAGCAGATTGCATCTTACCAAAACAGCAAAAAGCGAAGGCGAGAGTGTAATGGGAATACCGAAGCTAACCCCTGAACAATGGGCTAACATCAGAATTGAACGAGAAGCTGGCGCGTCGTTTGGCTTTCTCTCTGCCAAGTACGGCGTTAGCAAGACGGTTATTGCTAGACGCGCCGAGCG